TTATCGATTATCCTTCCCATTTCATTCTCCTGTACCTATCTCTCCTTTGAACGGTATCCATCCATACTGAGAGGCGTTTATTGTATGATCGTTCGCATCTTCCGGCTCATCTTTATCATCAAGCCAGCTGTATGTTTCGAGTTCTCTTATGTGCTCAGTGCAGTGATCGCATACCTGGTAGTATCCCATCTGTATCCACCCAAGCATCAGTTCTATTCTGTCTAGTATCTTGATCCCTTTATAAGAATCGTTGAAGGTGTATATACTGCCGTACTTTCTCTTATGCTTCAGCAGTTCTGTCTTGGTCGCCTGATCCGCTGCATCTATGAAGACGTTCCTTGCAAGGCCCCACTCTTGTCTGCATCTATCAAGGAACTCGATATACTTCGGTGCTATATCTGACGGAGCTAACGGCTTAGCTTTGTTCTCGTTAGTAAGAACCTCTTCTTCCAGCACTATGCACTTTCCTTTATCGGTGATCCCTTGGAATATCATCGCGAATGTATCTGTACTTCTCTGCGAGTACGATGTGTCCAGTGCAGCAGTGAACTTCTTGAATACGATGTTCCTTACCACCACCTGTTTCTTAAGCCACTCAACACTTATAACATTCCTGGATCTTTCGAAGTTGGAGAACACCAGCCCTGTTGCTCTTCCGCGCAGACCTACGATCTTGTTCTTCCACAGTTTTGTTCCTACAGGTACGCTTCTCTTGATCTTGTCCAGCTTATCTTCGGTAAGAGAGATATTGTCTGCAAATGAAAAGAACCAGTAGTCCCATCCGGACTTTGGTTCTTCAGTCAGTTCTGCCATTATTTCTCTCGGTACATCTTCTCTCCACTTTTCTAGCGGTCTTGAGCAGTTTACGAACTCTTTGTATACCGGTAACCTCGGATCATCAGGGTTCAACGTACCTAAAGCATAATCACATCTCATCATTGCTTCTCTTACGAAGTCAATGTTGGCTATATTCAATTCGTCTATGTACAAGCATCCGTACTGGCCACCCAAGGCTTTCTTCCATCGTTTCTTATCATCATATCCGAGTACGTATATTACTTTCTCCACTCCTCGCTGAGGTGTGAATATAACATGTGGCAGCTTTTCTTCTTTGCTCCCCAGACCATTGTATTCTACCAGCACTCCCCACTCATCTAGGATCCCATTCTCTTTATTGATGATGTTCTTCTCTATGGTCCCTGTATCAAGCCCGGCTATGATGTGCTGCCTTTTCGAGCTTTCTGCAACTTCAAGCATGAACTTATAAACGCCTACCGTTGTTTTCCCCGCTGCAGTCGTTCCTTCCAGGAACTCGACCTCCGCTGCATTATCCAAAAATGCATCGTATTTCTCTCCGACTAACATTTGCTTTCACGTCTTTCTCTACGCTGTTCCAGCAGTTCAGTAAGTTTTGACTGTTCTTCCTGCAAGCCGTCCACTTCTACATGCTGCTTATCTCTCCACATGTCAGGCTTTCTATTCTTCAAGTAGAACATTATGGCCAGTGTATCAGGTGGAACATAATGATCTTCTTCAGCTGTAACTATTTTCTCTTTCTCTACTTTCTTACCCCGATCATCATAATAGCTTTCCTTTACCTTGAATGCTTTTCTTACAGTAGTTTTGAAGCCTAAGGCCTTATTATATAGAGAAGCCTCTACATTCAGATCCGCCATCTCCTTGTTAGGCATCAATGCCTCTTCCAGTGCTTTATGCTTTCTCTTATACTCTCTGAATGTCGAATATGCCACACTCAGCTTCTTTGCAATTTCCTCCTCTGTGGCTCCATTTCTGGCCATCTGCCCTATCTCATATAAAAACGGCGCCACATGAGTATCATACTTTGTCTTTCTCATGTCCTTTTTCCTTTTATGGGTGCCGAAAACTGCTAAGCAGTTATTTAGATTTGTTTATTTATAATATAAAAAAATAAGGCACCTCATTTCTGAGATGTCTTATTTGCCTTTTGATTTGTAGATTGACCCTTGCGTCTTTTTGACCCAATATCATTATACAGCAGAATAAGTGTGATTTGTGTGCAACTTTACTGAAACGCCGCAGTTATTATCTTTGATACCACACTGCGATCTATGTTCAGCAGTTCTCCTATTTCTCGCTGGCTTTTCCCTTCCTGGTAGTAGAGCCTCAGCACGTTTCTAGTGCGTGCCGGCTCTACACGGTCAAGCCAGCTTTCCATGTCATATATCTCATGATCTACTCTCATTTTTTTCTCTTCGAGCAGTCTTATGTACTTATCCATCACCGGATCCGCCTCTCCGTATATAGTGATAACTCTCTTATGGCCGGTAGAGTAATCCGCTGCAGTATCTCCATACAGTTTCGGTTTTCTTTTACTCTTGCGTTCTTCGATTTTTTTCTCTAAGCTTACAGACTCTCTTTTCATGTCTCTCAGCTGTTCTAATTTTTCTCTATCCATTAGATCCCTCCCATGCCAAATAGCAGCTCGTCCATGGACAGCTGTTCCTCATTACTCTTATAGTGTTCATTAAGCTTAACCTGCTTACCTCTCCTCCACCGCTGCAGTCTTGGCTCTTCGTCCAAGCTGACCATTATGTATTCCATGCACTCAACACCGAGAACAGCATGTTCATACTTTCTCACAGTATCCTGATCAACATAGTATCCCTTAAGAGGTTTCAGTTCTTGATATACTTCTTTACCGGAAACCTTTTCTCTATGTACCTTCGGCATGACAACATTTCTGCTGCTGCTATATCGCCTCTTCTGTGGACTATCATCTTCCCTGAAGGTCTTCTCTGTTTCTTTCAGCAGATACTCCGCCAGCTTATAATAGTTCCCGGACTTGTCCAGCATGACAGGATACTCATACCCGCTCTTCCAGTACTTGTCCACTATTTCCAAATCCACCTTACTCATAATTATGTGATGATGGATCCTTGTATGCTTATATTCAGTTACCGCTACCCATTTGAACTCTATATCGTTTCTCTTGCAGTAATTGTGCATATTTCTCAGAAAGTTCGAGAGCTGCTTCTTTGCTTCTTCCGGTGCCGCTGCATCCTTGTATGTAAGTGTCAGATGGTAATCTCCCGGTTTGAAGTTATGGTTCAGTTTTGCTGTGAGGATCTTCACCGCATTTCTGAAATTCACTTTCTTTACAGCCTCAGGTGTAGGATTTGCCTTCGGCTTTCTCTTCTGGCCTTTGGTATCGATCCTGGTTACTGCTTTAAGTGAGCGTAATATAGTTTTTCCTGCAACAATCGTATCTCTATAAAACATTCCTCATGTCCTTTTGTTAATACTCTTATCAAGTTTTAATGCGACCCTTCCGGTCGCCGGTATTACCTTATATATAATGTAGTGTTTTCCTAAAGGAAGACCACGGAGGCTTGTCCGTGGTTTTTATCATAGTGTTATTTCGTTGTTTAAGAGTAGTTCCTTGAGCTTATGCACTTCGTTCTTATCAAGGCTTACTCCTTTTCCCGGTCTGCCTCCAGGCAACCATGTTCTTATGTCCAGCTTGGGTTTCTGATTGTTCCAGCTGATTATACAGACCTCTTTTCGGTGATCTCCGGATTCTGAAAGGATCCCGCATACTTTTATTTTGTCAAATTCATATGGCATTTTCTCACCTCCTATCTGAAGTTCTGCATCCTTATCTGTTCTTCTGCCACTACCTGCTTGAATGCTGCTTCAATATCCTGATTGTGTTCTTCTATTCGACTCGTGCATCTAGTTAACTCTTTGACTCGCTTATCGATATTTTTCATATGCTCATTGTTCATAGAGCCACTTCTGATTCCATTCCATAAATGCTTCCTGCTGTCGTTGATAAGTTTAAGCAAAGTCTCCGCATTTTCTATTTCCTGCTGCAGGTATGTATATGAGCATCTGATTTTTTCTACCGGGCTACTCATGTCATTTCTCCTTTTGTTTCTACTTTCTCGACTCTCGGGTCTCGCATTATTGCAAACTCACCGCACCAATCCTTTTTTCTCTTCGGGTAAGGATCTGGATATCTTCTACAGTCTCCATCCGTGAGCATCCCAATATGAAATGTCATTATCTCGCTTGAATTTACTTTCGTATCATCTTCAGGATATTTGTCAAACCATTTGCAGTTATCGCATATTCTTGGGTAACTCTTACTATTCATTACTTATCTCCTTCTAACTCCATCCTGTAACCTTCACCAATACCTACGAATATCAAATCTCGATTCATCATATCAACCGTTACAGGCAGCCCCAAACAGGTAAACGTTCCATCATTTTCTATCGTTACTCCATTTAAGGTTGGGGCTTGTCGATCTTCTTCTCTTGCTGCATTAAGCACGTCAATTCCTAACACTATTCTTGTAGGTGTAATTCCATATAGGGAATATAAGTAACAATAATGGATATATACTCTTTCTATCACTTTATTTATCATTCCAATTCCATTCCTTTTCAGGGTGCTTTTTTATAAGATCATAAACAGCTCTCTTTACGGCACAGTCTCCATGTATCATGATTATTTTTCCTCTTTCGATTGCTCTTTCAGCGACAAAATGTGCGTGTGCAAATTTATAGTGAGAGAAATCACTTTTGCTCATTTCTTCCAAGTCATTTGGATTCATCAGGACAATAACGGCCGTGTCATAAACGAATTTCTTGATTGCGCTTATCGTGTCTCTTTCTTCATCGCTCATCATTCCAACTCCTTCAGCTACCAACCAAATATACAGTAACCTTCCATAAGTCCGTACTCAGGACAATCTCTTAATACATACTTAATGCCTACAATCATCTTCTTCCCTGTGTATTCTTTACCATCCCATTCCCTTAACCTAACAAGATCACCCACTTGGTAACCTCTGTCGTCTTTTCGCAGTTCAAATTGCTTTATGCCTTTGGAAACGTCTGCAAAATACTGTGGCAGTATCTTTATTTCATGTTCTTTATTTCGCCAACAAGATGCACAAGCTGGTGTTCCTTGAAGCAGGCAGTCTTTGCACATTTCACTTTTAATTACCGTTGTGTTCATGATGTACCTCACTCCCCTTCATAAATCATGAAGGCTAACCCCACTAAGGCTATCCACCATTTATCGAAGAAAAGAGCAAGACCTGCGAATGATAATACGCCAACGATAATGACTATGGCTCTTATTACTGATTTACTCATGCTCTCCACCTCTAATATTTCTTAGTGTGTGTCTTGAAAAGAGGCATTCCTAAAATGTCCCTCTTATGAAATGCCATGTCTTTTGATTTGAATATAACCGGACCGTGTGTCTTTCGACTTCTTTTCTTATGATTCATCTTACTTGACATACTATATTTCCTCCTACTCTTCAGTAACCTGTGTCGGTACCTCGACCATTCTGCCGTTGTGCTTGAAATAAACTATTCCATGCTTCTCAGTTCTTACATACTTTCTGTCAGGTTTATAAAACGGACATTCAATAGTTCCACATCCCGGCTGTATTTTATCGAGTGCGAAACATTCTCCATGACCGTACAGCCCATCAATTTCTGTATATGCGAAGCAATCATTTTCTTTCACTTCTGTCATGTCTTCCCTCCTATTAAGCATTAAGTCCTAATCCAAAACCGATCCAAAAAGCGCTTACTATAGCCAACGCGATGGCTACTTTCAAAATGCGTCTCTTTCTTTTTCTGCTCATTTCTATATACCCTTCCCCATACTTTCTGAACACATCCTCAGTAGGCTCTTCCGGCTCTTCTGTTTCAGCATCTATAACTTCGACTTCATTTTCTCTATACCAGTGTTCTTTAACGGTCTTACCATCTGCAGTTGTAGCGATCAGATACTCTTTATGCAAATTACCATAGGTGTCTTTATATTCGCCGAAGTCCGTTATGATCCCTATCTGACCACCTTGTCCCATAGCATTCGTAAGTACTTTTGCATTCTTTTCGATCACCCTACATACCTCCTTTGAGACTATCCATAACAGTCCCTAACGCTGTTCTCATTCTCTGTTCTGTATCAGGATCCGATTCAACCTTGATACACTCCATGCACTCTGAGAACACTTCCTGCAGCTGATCTACTCTAAGTTTGAAAGCGAGGGTATTTTCATTGGAGCTATTCTCCAACTTTCTGGTTAGAACCTCTATCTTCTCCTGAAGTTCTTCCTTTTCATGCTTTGCTGCTTCCAGTTCTTTAATCTGCTGCTGCCTTGCTTGTCTTTGCAGTTCTACTGCTTTTTCGTCCAAAGCCTCAGCTATTGCTTTCTCCTTGGAGTCTTTCTCCGCCTTTAGATCTTCTGTAAGCTTCTTATTCTTTTCCTTCTGCTTCTCGAGTTTTGCTTCGAGTTCTGCTATCTTCTCCGGATCAGCGCCGGATGCTTTCAGTTCATCAAGCTCTATCTTCAGCTTAGCAGCCTCTTCCCTCATTGCCTCCGCTTCAGCTTTTTCTTCTTTCAATGCCTTGATTTCTTCTTCCAGTTCTCTGAATTTCATGCCGTCTACATCATGTGTTTCAACGAAGTTTTCCACCTGCTCTTCGGGGACCTGGAGGAGCGCTAAAGCCTTGGAAATACTCAAATCCGCCAAATTTGTCACATTTGAATACGGGCTGTTTTCATTACCATATGTCCTTGCAATTTGCATGAATCTTTGTGCCTGTTTCTGTGTGTATCCGAGGTTATCTTTACACCAGTCATACCATCCGCCATGGCCTACCTGCTGTTTTGCCTCCTCAAGGCATTCTCCGATTCGAATAATCCCTTGCAATGTAACTCTATATACTGTAGTTTCCATCGTTTTGATTTCTGCTACGATTACAGGCAAACTTCTCTCCGGAATTACCTGGTATTCCGCTTCTACGATATTGCTCATGCTGCACTCCTTTCTTTATTTCTGTTTTTCAGTATCTTCTTAAATTCTTTTTCCGCTTGATCAACAAACACTTTTATCTCTTCAGTCATTACACAATTACGTTCTCCTCGGCATTGCACAACTTCACCTTCTTTATTAATCTCAAGCGTATAATATGGAGTATCCGGTTCATCCGTTTTTCTTATGAGTAGGATGTAACAATCTCCTCTTGCCACTCTATCTCCGTAAGTTCTGACACAGTGATGTAAGTACCTGCTTTCTTTATTAAGCTCGCTCTGACTTCTGGCCATATAGCACATAAGACCGTTTCTTTCTATGGAAACATCAAATGTTGCGGCTGCTATTTTTTCGTCCTGTTTTCGGCTGGTTTCTATTTCCACCTTTTCCGCTGCAGCATCATGAGCTTCCATAAAATCTTCCGGTAGTAATATGTTCTTCCTAGACGTATCCATCCCTAGCTTTTTGCAGTTATGAATGTAATCAAGCCAGTCACTAACAAATAGACCTTTGATATCCTTTTCATATTTATACTCAATGAGTTTGAGTGGCGATATATAATCTGCTATTTTTTTGAGATGCCATTCGTTTATAGTTGCTATCTCTTCAATTATCTCGAATGGTGTATTGAGTTTCTCTTTTTCTGTTAATTTCTGAAATACGGCTAGATCTTCTAGCGTAGGATCATGTTGTCTGAGAAACTTTATATGTCTCATTGGGAGCCTAAGTATTTTCTTTAGATCTTTTCCTTTCCAGTTAACACACTTCTGGCCTTTAAGACCAAAGACTCTATCCGCTGCAATTCTTTCAAACCCTGACTTGCGCAACAATTCGATGCTCTGTTGTTTTAGGCTTTTGCTTATATAGCTTATGTAATCAGATGGTAGGAACTCATTGTTGTCAAAGAAATCTCTGTCATATTGATACTTTAGGCAGCTTTTTTCAAATACATCCTTGAGGTTGTCTTCGTAGATTTCTGTTCGAATCCATTTTGGCGTTGAATACCAGTTATGCACCTGTGCGGCAGCTGGAAGTTTTATATTATTTCTTCGTTCCCAGCCATACCATGGATGATTCTTGTAATATATCTGTTCTTTATCATTAAATACGTATATAGCTGAAAGCCATCTATCTAATTGAGGTTTTCCAAAGGGTGAGAAATTCACTGTAACCTCTGTCAATGTTCCGTATACAGTCTTGCCTCTATGAACAAATATCAGCACTCTTACATGCTCATCTAAATTTCGTCTTCCTACGCCTGATGGCTTATATTCTCCTTTACTGTGGCATCTTGGACATTCGCCAGTATCACCGCGTTCAATGTAAAACCTGTCCGCTCTGTAGGCATGCCCACACCTAGTACATACCACCTTGTTTTCTTTCTTGTTGTAAATAAGGTATGTATTATTCACCAGCTCCTTACGGATCCAGTTCTCTACTCCTGCCGGTGCCAGTGGCAGCTTATCTAATATTTCATTGATATCCATGCTGCACCTCACAGAAGATCCATCACATTGATTTTCTTTGCAGGTTCAGGAACTTTTGATATACCGTAGTACTCGTCTACCATGGCAAAAACTTCTTGCGGAGGTATATATGCGACACCATTCTTTGCCCTCTTTTTCGCTTCTGCAGTAACTTTGTCGCAGCATGCTTTGAGTGATTTACTATCATCAAGCAGTTTGGCTGCTATATTTTCATTTTTGCACACTTCTGTCAGGTGCTCTTCGATACCGATCGCGAGAGGTGTATCAATCTTCATCATCTCCCCGGTAATCTTAGCTATAGCCTTATCGATCATATCTGCGCCTCCTTCATCTTCTGCAGCTGTCCTCTCAGCATAGTTACTTCGTGCATAATATTGTCAGCTGCCTTAGGTTTATTAGCACGATACAAAGATCGTGCCTTTTCTTCCTTATATTGAATTTTCTCCTGTAAATACTGCGCTTTGGTTTTGGTTTGTCTTCTGATTGGTGCAGGTGGATTCAGCTTCTCTCGTTCTCTTTCCGCCTGCTCCCTTCGTACATTCTCTTCCATGGTCTTCGCGATCCGCTTCTGCTGCGCTATATACTCCGGATCTTCCAAGAAGCAAAGTGCACGTTCGCAAATACCCTCAGGGTTATCCATTCCAAAACACAATGTGTCCTTTTCCGGACAGAACAGGAAGGAGCCGTATTCTTCGATGCGTTGTTTACGAGATTTGGGTTGCATCATTATTGCTCCTTTCTACAGATAGTTCCTACCTATCAGTGCCATCCAAGTATCACGTGCCTGCTGCGGTGTGATTCCCGAATCGATCAGCTTCTGTTCGTACCAGTGCTGGTAATACATCCGCCACTTGAGATTTTCTATTCTTGCCCACTCTGTTCCATTCGCCTGTAGCTCTGCGTGAAGTTCCGGACACACATCAACTTGGAAGCCCATTTCGATACATGTCTGGCGATACGGTCCGCCCCATATTTCATGGCGCTCAGCTCCAGGAGCACCGGTATACCAACATCGCCTTTGCGGTTTATCCTTATAACCATTAGATAATAGCGGTTTCTTTTTTGTCGGCTTAGGCTTTGGAAACGGGCACTGCTGATAGTACTTATCAAGACCACTATTCGACTTCTCCTGTTTGCTCATATGTATACTTCCTTGTTACTTTTATCTTCTTTCCCGGTGTTATTGTTATCGTTGTTCCATCAACGTTGAACGTGACCTTCTGCATCAATCCATCTACGACCATCAATCCAACTGTTTCTATGGCATCGTAGACCACCTTGTCTACAGGGTTAAAACCCTTCTCTGTGCATGCCGGCCCGATAAGCGAAGATAATCTAATCTTCATGGCAGTTTTCTTCTTTGCCTTTGCTACACCTGAGCAGCTGCACTTTTCTGATGCCAGCTCATTTGCTTCTGCCTGAGTTGCTGCCATAACGCCTATCTCTGTTCCGCAGTACTCGCATTTGCCCATCATGTTTTCCATAAATGCTCTTCTCCTTTAAGTTCTGAATTATCTGCTTGTCCGGAGGTTTTCTCCTGCCGGCCAAAGCTTTCGTTATCTGATTATTCCTGTATATTTCTCGTTCTTCCAGGAACCGTTCTGTCCTATATACACTCATTTTTTGTCATCTTCTCTACCAACTTCGAGTCCATACAGTACTGCTGCTACGAATGCGATCATGCCGCACCATGTTGCTAATAATTCCATAATTACCTCCTATTGCTTAACTGACATTTCTAGGATCCTGCTGGCCACGTCCAGCGCGAAATACTTATTTCCACGACCATCAGGGATATACTGCAACCCATCAAGATATGCGGAGATATTATTCTCCACTTCTTTCTTTTCGTGTCTGTCCTTCTGCAGATACTTAGCCAGCTGATTCTTCGTGATGAAGCCTTTAATACCGAGACAGTCACGCATATCTCTTACTATTTCTTGTCTGTTCAATTTTCTCACCTCCCGCTGCATTACCTATGCACCTTTTACCTGCGGATCGCTATCTGACTGCTCAAAGAGATAGTCCATAGTCAAATCTGGAAAATAGACTTTTTTTATCATCACCATTTCTCTTCTTGTAAACTCTGTCTTACAGAGGATCTTATTCGAAATGGATTTTTCATCTCTTCCGATTGTTTCTGCCAGGTCTTTATTGATAATTCCGACTCTCTTCATTTCTGCCATTAAATTACGCAGCATATTTTCCCTCCTTTCATACCCAAAGAGTAATTCTTTTTTACCCTACAGGGTAATTCTTGATTCGATATTACTACCCTATAGGGTATATGTCAAGAAAATTTTTCTTTTTGCACGCATTTTCTTTCGTTTGAGGGTAAATTATTACTTTACAGGGGAAAAATATTGCGTTAGAATGTACCCATAGATAATGAGAGGAGCTTCAAATATGAGTTTTCTTACTAAATTAGACAAACTGATGAAAGATAAAAATATTAACAAACATCAACTTTCAAAAGAATCTGGTGTTCCATATACAACAATTGATGGTTTCTATAAAAAAGGAACTGAAAACATCAAACTTTCTACATTAAAAAAACTTGCTGCTTACTTTGAATGCACATTGGATTATTTAGCTGATGATGATATATCAGAAGATGAACCAACTATTTACACCATAGCGGCACACCATGACGGAGAAGACTGGACAGAAGAAGAACTTGCTGAAATCGAGCAGTTCAAAAAATACGTTCTTTCCAAGAGAAATAAATAACTACAGTGACATTATTCGGACATTGACCCTGATAGAATTAACCCAAATACACTTTTATAAAGGAATAATATAAATGACAAAATACGAAAAGCTGATGGCTACTTATGGTCACTTGCTTATCGAGGAACGTCCCATGATCAACAAGGGACTTTACGCCGATGGGTGTATTTGGATAAGAGAGGACCTGCATACTAACGAAAAATATTGCATGTTGGCAGAGGAGATCGGGCACTATGAAACTACTGCCGGAGATATCCTTGATCAGAATGAATCCAATAATCGAAAACAGGAATGTGTGGCTAGAAGATGGGCTTATGAGAATATTGCCCCTAAGGAACTTATCGATGCAGCACTCCGCAATGGCTACACCAATGTATGGGATATCGCAGATCATTTAGACCTTGATGAGACTTTCTTAAAGGAAGCTCTTCAGTATTACGGATATTTATCTGCGTGATTCGACAAATTTCGACAAATTATCTTTGAACGATATTGTAATATTTCCTTAAGATATATTTTATAAAAAAGGAGATATTACTATGGCAACCATACCAGTAAAAGTTCAGAATCGTTTTCAAGAAGGTTTGAAAAAGTATAAGAGAATACTTACTAAAGCTCAAAGTCAAGATATCAATGAAAGTGACACCGTAACAATAATTACCGATGT